GCTGCTATAGGGCACCAGCCCTGATGTTCTATTGAACCTGTTTTGTAAAAAGTCGGAACTGTCTCTTGTCATGTCTAGCTTGTCCCTATAGAGGACGGACCAAAGGTCATCGGATTAAAGTCTTCCCCAGTGTACCGATCACGATAGGAGGCGAGATCAGCTTGGACCCAAGTTAGCACGCTGTCGATCTCAACAGCTACATACATCTCGGAATACCTGCTAACACCGCCTGCTACGACAGAGATGTTATAAGAAAAATACACCTGTCCTTCGTGTTCAGGCGCTGTAGTGCCGTCTTGAAACGTTACAGGCTGAGTGAGGACCTTCCTGCGCTGTATTGTTGGACCTGCCGCAATCCTTGAGGAGTTAATACCCATTACCTTACTCGGATGTACCGCCTCCCTGCCTGGTCCGTTACATACAGCTCAACGACTCGTAGATTAGCGTTGTAAAATCCTACCATAATGTTGGGCTCTACAGGTACATCTAAATACGCCGTCACGTCAGGCCTTGTCGCAGCTAGGCGAATGGAGATACTATAATTCTGCGAAATGTCCTGGGTGGAAATAGAGGATCTGTTGATTGCCATGGTCAGTACTTGCTGTAATAAATACCATTAGCGAAACTGAGTTCGACTTCAGTTCCTTGCGTAATAGAAGTAATCCCTAGCGGCTTTGTGTGATATTTTTTATCATTAAAGCTGACTATTCCCGTGCCATCTTCGTCAAGCTTTACCCAAATCCCTTTAACATTCCCCTCGAAGTCGCCTGAGATCACTTCGTTCTTGTCCAATCGCTCTAACTGGATAAGCCTTTCGGCTGCGGAGACCTGCCTGAGAGAGTTTAACAAATCCATGATTCTAATCAATTAAGTCCGTATTGCTTCAGGTTCCAGTAGAACGCAGCCTCATTTCCGCCTGTCAAGGAGACGGGGTTTGATGTCTTCGCTACAGTGAACAGTTCTCCGACACCTCCGCCTGTGGACGTGTAAATTGTGCTTACATCGAAGACAAGGTCACCAGCTCCCACGGACGGATCAACCGCAGCCAGTGTCGTCTGATTGATCGTCAGGGAATCGCTGCTTAGGTAGTTGTAACCTGGACTCGCTAGCGTAATAGCATAAGAACCATTGCCCGCCCCGCCACTGGTCACAGTAATATCTACCGTTGCGCCCACTCCTCCTCCTCCAGAGCTGCTGTCGACGGGCACATTAGTGTAAGTGCCGTCAGTCATGGAAGCGGGTGAAGAAGTTACGTTGCCAAGGGCGGTAATGTTTCCGCCACTCCAACACAGCGCAACATGGCTGAAATCTATAGCTATAGCGCCGCCGTCGTGGGCGAATGTAGTGCCCTTTTGGACCATGGCGACTCCACCGTCCGCATATACGCCAACATCGCTGCTAGTGTAAGCGATGATCTGCCTAGCGTATCCACCCTGCCCGACAGGCACTTCTCCACCGAGAAGGGTTGCATCAGAGCCGACAATGGACGGATCATAGTTGAAAGCTGGCAAGTTGATCAGACGCGCCTCAAAGTACTGATCGACATAACGGGCAGTCAAGATGTCGCTAAGCTCGTCAGAGGATACAGTGGCTGCAATCGTCATTAGTTTTTCAGCTGATCGCCGTTAGGCTACCAACGAAGCTTAGGCGCTGAATAAGTTCGGGTCCACCACAGTGGCTGTTTCCGTCACAAGCAGCCCACCGTTATCCAGTGGAATGCCACCCGTGCCGTCAGTCTCCAGTAGTCCGCCTGCCTCGACCACGATGCCCCCGACAAACGGGACTAGAGTCATGTCCGCAAGATAGGTCTCAGGGAAGGTCGGATTCGGGGCACTTATGCCATCGGCGCCGTAGAAGAACATGCCCGACTCAAGGTAAAGATTGACTTCAACATTAAAGGCAAAACTTTGACCAACGACATCGTTCGTCACGGAAGGAGGAGCCTCTGGCCCTGGTGGAGCAGTTGGGGCGTCAGGTACTGTCTGGCGCTCGTCGACAGTGTTGACTGTATAAGCAAATCCTCCTCCTCCAGCACCGCCCAGGCTGGCATCAGTAGCCGAAAGCGTGTCACCCACCGCATAGTCTTGACCGCTATCGGTGATAACAACGTTAGTAACCTCCCCGTTAACGACCTGGATCGTGGCTACGGCCCCAGTACCGCTGCCGACAGTGTCAACAGTGTAAGAGAACCCTGCGCCACCGAGGCCGCCAAGGTCGGTGTCAAGAGCCGAAAGAGTGTCTCCTGCTGTATAGCCCTGGCCTTTGTCGGTAATGACGACACTAGTAACCGCTCCACCGACGACCTGAACGGTAGCCGTAGCGCCAGCACCAGAACCAGATGTCAGGGAGACTCCTGTGTAGGTGCCGTCTGCGTAGCCGCTTCCCGACGAAAGGATGGATCCAGAGGTTATTTCTTCAGCAGAAGTTAAAGAGACTCCCGTATAAGTGCCATCTACGTAGCCGCCTCCTGTTGCGGAAACAGACGCAGAAGTGATCCCGCTAGGCTTGGGATTCGGTACCAGGCTGCCCATGTCTGGGGTGGAGTTGCCAACCAGGTTACTTCCAAGACTGAGTGTGCCACTGCTGAAACCATTCCAGACCCCATTCATCACAACAATAGCTTCCTCCGAGGTAACTCCCCACGAGCAGGCGTCCATACGCATCGCCGCGATGGTGTTATTCTGAGTGTCGGCATAACGAAAAGGTCTTCCAGGGTACCAGCCATTAACAATCTCTGACCGCATCGTCTCGCCGATCTGTAGTCCGTACAGGTCGCCTCTTACGAATCGATACAGATACTGGCTATAGGCCTCAACCCACACGTCGATCTGATCAGTATCTTTCGACAGCAGTGGAACTGGAATTGACTCCTGGAGTTCGAACGTGGCAGCCTCAGCTGGTGGAGTTACGTAGGAGTCGGTGTTAAGAAGGATTTGAGTGCTCCTTTCGGCTGTCTGCGTAGTAGGGGAGGCAGTAGAGTCTGGTTTAACATCATTGACAACGACTGTGGCAGAAAGCCTGGTGTCCACTGTCTTGACGCCATTGTAAGCGTCAAGCCTGATACCAGAAACGATCCCACTGGAGGTGGCACTTCTGTATGTAGTGGTGACCTGCTTATTTACATTGTTCTCCTTGGAATAGTCTACAATTACGACAGTATCCCTGAACAAATCTTTGTTATTTTTGGCAAAGTTTTGGTCAAAGTCTTGAACAGTTGCGCCGCGTGCTCCGCTACCAGTCGAGCCATTGTCCACACCGCTCCTCCAGTTTGCTGGAATTGCGGCGGATAACTTGGTGCGATAGGTCTCCGTAATCGTCTGTTTCAACGAGTTGTCGACCTGATCATAGGTGTAAGTCACCATCCTCTTCGACAAAACGTCGGTGTCTAGGCCTTCGTAACGACATCCGCCATTAGGTGTGCAGGAATACCCGTACAACCGAGAACAGTAAGCATACTGGTCGGCGAAAAACTGTGAGTTTGCCTCGATTATGGGGCCGTACTCTACCGATTCTTGGTAGGAGGTCTGCCCTGCTGGTCCCGCGTAGCTAGTCAGCGTGGTAGTTGTTTTGACTACAGGCAGAAATACCGAGGCCCTCTCGCTTGTCCATTCGCATTCACAGAGAACATCTTCTTGCTCCCCAACGTTTCCGAGCTCGTTGTGAGGGGGAGTCACTCCACCGCCGCAACTGTCAGTGGTTACAGGGTCCTTAGCAGGAAGACAGGCTTCCCCGATCTCGGTATCAGCGACACGGGTGTAAGTAATAGCAGGGTACTCAATGAAATACTCTGAGATCGCTGTGTCTGATACCTGCTTAATGGGCTCGTCGCTTGCAAGCGTTTGGAGAGGCACCTGATAAGACAGGTTGATAACATCAGGGATAGCAGCCCCGCCGCTGAGCGGTGACACGGAGAGTGTTGTCTCCCCCAGGACCGACACAAAGTCCCCCGCCTCAACTCCGCCAGTCCCATCGGCGCCAAAGAAGGTGCGACTCTGGAGATTACCTTGGTTGTCTTGGTAAAGGACCATGCCAGCAGAAGCGAAGCTGGCTGAACAGTTTTCAATTGTCTGCTGTGCTGGGTCCAGAGGAATTGGGACCAAAGGTAGAATCTCGCCAATGTTGTCGGTCAGACTAGCCAAACTTAAACGACAACCGACCTCAATCTCAAGCTGCTCAGCCTCAATATCGTAGGCCAACGTCAACACATATAGATGGCCTCTGGGGTGTCTGTAGGACGCTCCACCAGGCTCTTGGATGTCCAAGGTGACAGGAGTACCACGCTTGAACAGGTTGCGGTCGTAGTCCTCTATATCGACCCCTCCTGGGCGTTGGCCAAGGACCAAGGTACCACTGGTCGTAATTAGACCGTTTTTGAACGCGCTAATATCGCTGACCTGCAAAGAGATGAAGTTAGCAGTGTAGTCCTGCCCACCAATGGTCAGTGCAGAGGCCCTTGTTTTTTGTGCAAGATATCCCATGATCAAACCTCCTGCAGACCGAAGCTTACCATCGTCAGCTTGGGTCCCATACGGGTGTAAGTCGGCGCTGTAACAAAGACAGCACTGGTGTTGACATCGGCCCCCCAGGTCTGGTCAATGATACCACATGCCGCAGTCAGCCCTGCAGCCCTGTCGGTGTCCCAAGCCCTGAACATGGCGTCAAAGCTCAAGGCGTTTATCGTGTCCATAATAGTCGAAACCACCCACTGGTACTTTTGCTGATATGCAGCTCCACCTAGCAGGTTTGCACCGCTGGCTGACATGTCGTAGGAAATCGATCCCACATACGTCCTCGGCATTGCGTTGTCGCCAAAGTTGTCGATCTGAAAGCTGTAGACAGGCGACCCACCTGATGGCGTGTAAGATATGCCTAGTTTCTTTGCCGCCATCGAGATTGCTCAACTGGGCTAGGATGCCGAAGCTGCCTTAGCAAGGTCTAAATACTTCTCGCGGTCAGAAACCCCCAAGGGAGGGACGTGCAGGCCCTTCTTGAGTAGTGATAGAAGCTCGCTGCTCGTGCTAGCAAGCGCGATAAACACCTCGTCATACCACTCCACAAGGACCTCCAAGACCTCTTGGCCCAGGCCTTCTTGCCGTGCCTTGATAATACCCATACGGAGCCATACAAGGGCATGCCGCAGCTCCTGCTCACTCATCTCGTCAACAGGGGATTGAGCGAGCCTGGGTCCAGTATTATTTACAGTCAGGTCCGAAAGGTAGAGCTGAGCGGTAGAAATAGGATCGCCAAAAACAAACATGAGCCATTATCACACAGAGGAGGGTACCGATCAGCGGAACCGACGACGGCGTAGACGAGTCATTTCCACCATCATGCTGTTAGCAGCCTGAACAGGATTAGCGGCTTGAACAGTAACACTCTGATTGAACACGTCACCGCCTGCCCCTTGCACCGTCCGCACAGCACTGGGGACACTGGCATTGGCGCCAGGAGTCTTGTTAAGGTTGATACCGCCAGTAGGGATGTCCAGTTGCTTGGTGAGGTGGGCGGGAATGATGGTACCGCTAGAGGGAGCCCTCCACTCACCCCATGCGGGTGCATTGATCATGCTCAGCCTGCCGCTTGCAGAGAGGAATGCCTCCTTACCGAGTTCGTTCACGGTGCGTAGCTGTCCGCCAGAGACGGGGCCGCCCGTGAATGCGTTCTCCGCTTTCTCCTTGGGGGCTGAAGGGATGTTCTTGATGGCTGTGGCTAGTCGGTTCGCGTTCGCCGTGGCGCTCGCCAAGTTGCTAGACAGTCTGCCCGCAGCATCGGCGGACTGGTTAAGAACTGGGACAGTGTCTTGGACTGGTTTTTTGATCTTCTGCGCCTCAGTCTTTGCTCTGGATAGCCCTGGAGCCATGCCATCTTTGATCGAAGTCACCAGGTCCTCGATAGCCGTCTTGACGCCATCCATAGAGGTCTTCGTCCCCTCCGCCAGGTCGCGGTTCTCCTGCTGAGCTTTCGCTTCATCAGCTCGATATTGAAGCATCTGTTCTTGTGATTCCTTTTGAATCCTAGCCAGCTCGGCTCGCTGTTGGTCGATTTCCTTTTGTTTAAGGGCGGCTTGTTCTTGTTTTTTCAAGGCTTCCAGCTGGGCTTGGGCTTGTATTTTAGCCCTCTCCTTGTCGGTCACATGACCTTTTAGCTGCTTTCCTGTTTTTGCCGTGTACTCAAGCTCCCTCCTGTAAAGGGCGTCAAGTTTTTGCTGGGCGGGACCTTTTTGCATTATTGCCGCTCTTTCTTTTTCTAGCATCGCGATCTTATTACTAAGAGCTTGTTCTTGACTCTTATAGCCCCTCATTATTTCTTCATGGGCTTCCTTGGCCGCCTCTCTCGACTGCTTGTAGGCCAATTCTCGTCGGATCTCCTGCTGTATGAGGTCCGCTTTCTTGGCTTCTAGCTTTTTCAGCTGTGCGATGTTTTCTTTAGTGGCATTTTTATACTTCTTACCAGCCTCCTCATACGTCATTCCCAGCGCTACTGAAGTCTGGGCTGTATTGTTCATAGCTTCTTGCTGCTGTTGAGCCAGTGCAGCAGCTTCTTCCCTGGCTCCCCTAAGGGCGCCCTTTAGTCCGTGGTACGCCGCGACGCCAATACCAACGGCAGCAACAGTCTTGAGTAAGTTCGCAGGATTCAGTAGGGCCATAAGGGCTGACTTGGCTGCAAATAACAGAGTGGTAGCAGCCTCCCACGCGGCGACGGCGACCTTCACTACTTTGGCCGCTCTGCCAAACGTGAGTATTTGATGAATTATATCCATGATTGCCAAAGCACCCAACGCCGCAGCTAATCCGCCGACAGCCGCTGCTACGGTATCAATGTTCTCAGCGACCGCTTGGATCGCGCCAGCGATGCCATCCAGAATGCCCTTCACATTTACTCCAAGCGCACTGGCGAGGTTGTCACCCATCTCGACGAACGCCTTCGCAAGCTCCTGGACCCTCGACTTTACCAACTCCGTCTTACCGATCCAGGTGTCGTTCATCCGCCTGCCGACCTGCTCGAACTCTGTCCCTTTCGCCGTCATATTGGTCAGGGCCTGCTCGACAATGTCGAAGCTGATCTTTCCTTCTGATGCCAGCTTCTTGAGCTCCGCTACGGAAGCACCTGTCACCTTACCCATCTCTTCCCAGATAGGGATGCCCTGCATCGCGAATTGAGTGAGGTCACGAGTATAAGCCTGTCCCTGAGCCGAGATCTGACCCATGTTCCTGCCTAGTTCGTTAAGATTACCGCCAGTAGCGGCTGCAATAACGCCAAGCTGCTCTGTTATTTTGAGCGCCTTTTCGGACTCGACACCGAAAGCCATCATCGTCTTGCCAGCCTTTGCGACCTGTGCCAAGTCAAATGGCGTCTTGGCGGCGATTTCAGCGAATCGCCTAAAAGCAGCATCAGCTTCTTGGGCACCACCTGTGAATGCCTCAAGCTGCAGGCCCAGCACTTCCATCTCCGCCGCTGTCTGGATGAATCCCGCTCCAGCTCCTACTATTTGCCCCAGCGCTTTTGTGAGCAGGTTAGCTGCGGTGCCAGCAATTGTCAACTTGCCGACCAGTCCATCGAAGAAGCCCTTCATGCCCTGCGGGGCTTTCATCTGCTTCAGACGCTCGTTGATTTTATAGATTTCTCCCTGGACTCGCTTGGCAGCTTCTGAGTTCTTGTCGAACCCCGTCAGCATCTGTTTAAGCTTCTCCTTGGCGTTCTTCAGCTGATTGGCTGTTACTTTGACACTACCCGCCAACCGTTTTTGGATTTCTGCACTTTTTGCCGACTTCTTGCTCTCTAGATTCAGCTGGTGCTGTTCCTCTTTCGCCCTGCGAATCTCATCCTGAAGGTCGTCGTATGATCTCTTATGCTTATCAACATCCAACCTCAGATCCATCTGGATCGGCTGAGCGAACTCCTTGGAGATCTGAGAGTAAAGTCCGCTAAAGCCACCCTTGAGCTGCTTAATCGCTTGCTCGTAGCTGTTGATCATAGGGGCAGTGTCAAGCCCCATACTCAACTGTAGATCTTCAGCCATTAGAACCAGTGCGCTGACTATAGACTTCCATTAAAAAGAGCCCCCGAGAGGGCTCTTGGCGACTTGTTGATTGAAATCAAGCCTGCAGGGTCAGGTGGTAGGGGCCGTATCCAGTCAGAGTGCATTCCCAGGACACGATGCTGGTCACTTCGTTGGACTCGGTGTAGCCAGTCAAGGTGCCGTAACCAACGATCTCCTCAGTGGTGCCAGTAGGACCAACACGCTTGAAGGCGACACGCAGGCCATCGGCCACGGTGTTCTGCTCGGTCAGGCGCAGGATCTTGTAGCCAGCGTCGCCGAAGTCAGCGATACCAGCGAGGGAGATACTGAAGCTCTTGGTGGTAGCCACAGCCTGGTTGAAGCCACTGGTGTTGTCGTCATAGGTGTAGATATCCTCGGAACCAGTGTCGGTCTCAAGAGAGGCAGAGGTCAGGCCAGACAGGCGAACGGCGTCATCGGTACCGTCCATGGTGTAAGCCACAGAGTCGATGGTGAACACGCCATTGCTGTAAGCAACGGTGTCAGCAGGGTCGACAGGAGTAGCAGTGTCAACAGTAGGAGCTGCAGAGAAATCAGTCACCAGTGCGTTCTGCACAGGGACGATGTAGAAATCGTAGCCAAAGGCCGCGCTGAAGTTGGACATAAGTGAAACGGGACGAACCCGTGCGAAGGTACCTCGGACCTTCTCGGTCCGTCTAAATTAGATTGCCAAATCAGTACCTAGGCTGCCAAGATTGGCATGTCCGAACGGATAATCACCTTCGTCTGCACAAGAGAGCCTAGGCCATCTGAGGTTGCCACCGTTTGCAGCGCCTGAGACCCCAGGAAGCGGCTACAGGCCCGTTCAGCTGCCGCTTGGACGTCAGAGCCCTTAGCAGGCAGCCAGGCCACTAGGAAGACGTTCCAGCGAATAGTTAGGCGTGCAGCGTCGTTACTGATGTATTCGTTCTTCGTGAAATTGCCCGCATCCTGAACAATGCACTCAACACCTTGCACATTTCGCAGTGCTGGCATATCTTCACCAGCGCTGATAATAGACAAAGCAGTAAGAGTTTCACCAGCCCTGAATTCATACGTTCCCAAAAGGTTGGTAAAAGTAGTATCGGCAGCCAGGGTGTCATAGATCACCTGTGCAGTTGTTGGAAAAGATTGCGCCACAGGCTTAAGATCGCTGTTTTTAGTTTACCTTCGTCGGTAGACTGTGAATAAGACAAACCACACGGAGGCTGTAATGCTAACGAACAGAGTTCTTCTTGGTGGTGACGTCTTTAAAATAATCTGAGATGCACTGCTCGCAAGACCACACTCCCGTCTACGAACGCGTTTCCGATTACCTACATAACATGTCCGCACTCACTCGCGGCGAAGCCCGCCGCCAATGGCGCCAATCCATCAAGGACGCCTGGGATAACCGATGCGCCTACTGCGGTAAGCCTCCAATTGACGACGAAAGCCTCACTGTTGACCACGTCCGCCCTAAGTCCAGCGGCGGCGAAGATAGGACCAGCAACTGTATTCCCGCCTGCCGAGAGTGCAACCAGGATAAGTCAAGCCAGGAATGGGCCGCTTGGTACCGCATGCAGCCCTTCTACAGTATCGCTGCCGAGTGGCGTATCCAGCAGTGGCTCAAGGGCGGAATCAAAGGCTTTGGGCCGTACTCCGAGGAGGACAGCCGCATTATCGACGACTTCATTCATCAAGTGATGGGGGACTGGCCTACGGGCTGAGGGTCTCCCCCTCCATAGCAACAACTTTGGTCTCGACGCGAGGAACTCTCAGCTTAACGACTTCGCCTTCAGTGGAAGTGAAGGTGCGGATCTGCTCACTAGCTGATTCCAAAGCTAAGAGCAGCCCCGTATAAGAGCTCCCAGACCGTCGAGGATGCAGCAAAATCGCATCTTCTGAGATAAGGGCCACTTTCTTAGGGATATAGTCACTTGAGGCCCCAGCTTGCATAGCTTTAAGACAGAACAAAGCCCATGGCGGGAGCATTCTTCTCTTAAGGAGCTCCATGTAGGCAGAGCCGTTGTGACTGAGAGGTGTCCCCTTGTCAGAGATCGGCTTGTAGAAGCTGTAGTCGAGATAGGTGCTTGGTTTCTCCCTCTTCTTGGGGTCTTTCTTGGAATTAGCGTACATGGCCCCCAGGAGCGCTGTTGGCCTCTCCAGATCATGCAAGCGAGTCCTGTAAGAGGCGGCCCCCTTGCTCACGGCCTCCAACACATAAGAGTACGGCAATTCTGAATACGACTCTATCGTGAAGTCGGCATCGCCAGGGAAGTACGACTTGAGGAGCCAGAAGTACCCCTCAAAGTCGATCAACTCCGCCTGGCTTACGCTTTTTTTTCTGCACCGTCGTCTTCCCTCTCCTCTTCGTTTTGTTTTTCAAACGCGTTCAATGTCCTGTTCTCTTCGTCAATATAAAGCAGAGCAAGGTCGCTAACAAGGTCGGGATGTAGCTCCATTGTCTGGTCGATAGTCCACGAACTGTCGACGCGACTGATAAGAAGGGCAGTGGCCTGGATGACCGCTGATCGCTCCTGGTACGAAACCATCTGCATTAGGACGGCTGCAATCTCCTCTTCCCACCGATCCAGCCAGGCAGGAGTGGGTTGTACGCTGATCGCCGCAACAACTTCCTGGACGGACATCCCTGATTCTCTACTGATGCGGCCAGCGAGTGAATACAGTTCTC